CTGAATACTGCTCCCCTGACTTGGCGCGATTGACTGAAGCGTGGTTGAAAGATAACGGGCGTAGACGTTGTTCGTACCGCTAGACGGAGCCGGAGAGATGGTCAGCGTAGTCCCAGACACCGAGTAGTTCGGTGGATATTGCACCACGTTGTTGACCACTACTTGAATGTCGTTGGTTGAGTTGACCGAACGAGTCAGTGTAAAGTTCGTAGCCGAACCCGTGCCATTGAACGAATCCGTTCCAGAGATAAAGCTCTGTGTCGTTGGAGTTGAGCCAATATAACTCACGGTGCAATTTCCAATAAAGAACAAACGGCATCTGCTGAAGTCGCGGCGCTAGTCACAACATTCAATACATCCGCAGCTTCCAGAACAACTTTCTGGTCGCCACCAACAATCACCAGCGAACCGCCAACAGGGACCACACCCGACTTAATCAAGTAGTAGTCCACCGCACTCGACGTTATATACGCGTCGCAAGTAATCGGGGATGCTGACGTATTTGCTATCGAGAAGCCAATTATCGTAGTCTGTGTAGAAGCGGGGCAGGTGTATACAGTCGCTGGAGAAGTGCCGACGTTTTTACTAAGAAAGTTTTTAAAGGTATTAGTTGCCATTTTTTATCCTAATGCGATTGCCATCGCTATGGCAGTTCCGGCAGGGTCTACCTGCAATGATGTTTGTGCGCCAGCCACGGTTGTAGCACCTGTACCGCCATAAAGTATCTGAATTGTATTCGCATTCCACGTACCAGCAACCAGCGTACCCACGCCTGTCAAGCCTGTATATGAACCTGCCAGCCGTCCAGAAGGCAGAGTGCCTGACGTAATATTAGCCGCGTTCGTTGTGTCCGTTGTAGCCGATGCAGCCAGACCTGATACCGCAGCAGACGAAATGGCAATCGTTGTATTTACCGCGTTAGTAAGTTGCCCCTGCGCGTTGACTGTGAAAACCCCAACAGAAGAAGCTGAACCATAAGTTGCCGCCGTTACTGCGGTGTTGGCGATATTAAACGTGTACGATGGGGATTCGTTAAGTCCTGTTCCTGCCGTGTAAGTGATCGGCGCGGAAAACTGCTGGAATACAAGCGCCGTCGTACCAATCGTTATCGGTGGCGCAGTCTGCTGTACCCAAGCAGTATTTACATTAGCAACACCGCTAGTAACTAAGAAAAAGTCACCCTCGTCAATCTGGTCAACTCCGGTGCCAACAGAATCAAAGTCTGTAGCGCGGGTCAGAATGTAAGGCGTTCCAGCAGAACCTACCTGAGTAACAACATACACCCCGTTATTTGCACCAGCCGCTTCATTCTTTACCAATATGCGTTCTGTAGCAACAGTAAGCGTCGAGTCCACAGACAGAGCGCCATTAGCGGTCGCCGTGAGCGTAGCCCCCACCCCAGATGTGCCGTTGTTATATGTGTTTGCTGGTAATGCTGCGGTAGTCGCCAACGCCACTGCTTCGTGGAAGTGAATACCGGATGCAATAGCGTCAGCGTATTGTTTATTAACAATGTCCGTGTTGCTAACTGGGGCTGTAGAGATCGTACCTGTAGTCAGCGCAATTGAGTTTGCTGTCAGCGCATCGAACGCTTGCTGAACCGTATAAGTATCTGCTGTGTCTTTGTAGACCGACCGCGCTGATGGGTATGTACAGAATACGTTTTTAGTGCCCGCAGAAAAATTTATAAGGGAGCCACCACTACTTGAAGACAATACGGTAGTTCTGGAAAGCGTTGTGCCAGATAATGTATACGTACCAATACCGACTTCCCAGTCGTACGCCACTGGGTCGAAGATAGCGTAGTAAGTAGTATTCCCGTTGCCTATGGCAGCGAAAGATTGATACCCAAGAACCGCGCCACTAAGCGTTAGCGTCCCTGTCCCAGTTGTGGTGGATATCTCTTGGACTCTGTCTCTAACTATAAGCGCCATGTTTTATTCCTGCGTGTTTATTAATTGCCACGATACCGACTGCGAGTCATCAATAAGCTCCCAGAGAAGCCTCGCAACAATCTGATCCACCGCTACTGCACCTTCAGTGATGGGAGCTAAAAACACCGATAGCACCAATATTGTTTCAGTAGCCTCGGCGCTTTCAATTACTGCGGCGCTAAACGTTGAAGGCGCTACTAACGCGCTGTCAGTACCAACACTGCTTTCCCCTACAGCACTACTAAATGTCGCTAACGCACTAATTACTTCTGACCCAGTACTTGCTTCCAGTAAAGATGCGTAAAAAATTATAGCCGCTGCGGCGATATCTGCCCCAACCGCAGTTTCACTATTTGTAGAGCCAAATGCTGCTACCGCCGCTGTTGTTTCTGATGCAGTTGCAGCCTCTGAGATATCACATTCAATACCTAAATTTAACGATTCTGGGTTACCAGAAAACGTTGCTCTAGCAAATGTGGTATCAGCAAACACTATTTACGCCGCATCAAGGCTGAACGTATACGTCACATTAAGCGTATCACCGGATACTACAACACGATCTCCGGGAGATTGAAAGTCAGATTCAGAAAACAAAATACCTGATGTGCCACTAGCCACCGAGCAAAGAAACGCTCCAGCAACCGTACCGCCCGCACCTGAAATAGTGAAAGCACAGGGTGATGCAGAATTATCAATCACCGAAGGGTCTGCGGTAGTAGCAGTTCCAAAAGTTACAGTTTTTCTTGACCCAGAATAATTAGTAAATTCTGTCCACGCCTTTGAGGCTAGGGTGTCTGCTGCCGCAAAAGTTGTACTAGAGCCGGGACCGGTAACCAGCCCAAGAAACCAAGCAGCGGTATAAGCCGCGCCTTTAAAATACTTGGCATTCATATCTTGCAGTCCTTGATTGACCACAAGGTTGTGTTTAGTGGTTTCCCACTTAAGGTTGCCATTTTTGTCTAAACACTGGACATGAAATACTCCGCCCGCTTGCATACCTTCTGAAGCGCCAGTGCGCGCAGAAAATGACGAGCTAACGTTGTCTGTTCCTACGGACTTTGCGTTAAGCATAATAACCTCTCAAGGAAAACGAATTAAAGCCGTCGTTGCCGTATTCTCTGGCATAACAACGGTGTTGCTTACACTGCTAAAAGTTTTATCTGAACCAAAATCTAATACAGCTACTGACTTATTGCTACGGGTGACATTGTAGATTAGCGCGCCACGAGCGATAAAACTGGCACCGGGCCACGACACATTATTAAAATCAACAAACACCGTTCCCTCATCTGGACTAGTTGTTTGTGTACTGATTGTTGCACCTGTGACTGCTACCCCACCAGCCGTATAGCCCGTGCCAGTAATTTCGTTCGTTACTGTATACACCGTGGTCAGGGGGCCGATGTCAGACAACGCCGTATATAGCGCCATCTTCAGTGAGTCAGTTGCCAAGTTCTGCCCAGCTTGTAGCATCTCTTGTTTAAAGCTATTTGTGAGCCCCTGTTGGATAGGCATTACGGATTCACCTTAATCTTAGCCTGACCATCACGGTATGCATCACCGCGCTCAAGACCTGTACCCAGACGGTTCAACTGAGCCATAGCGTCCATATACTTCTTCTCGTACACCGCCATCACGTCAGTCTCACCCTTCAAGAAGATATAGGCCTCAACCATCGTGCCATACAACAGAACCGGCGAGTAATTGTCGCCAAGCCATGTGCGTCCGTCAGCGGCCACTGTGATTGACTCTGGGTATGCGTAGTAGTGGAGCTCAACGTTATAAACAGCATCAGGTGTAGGACCGAGGATAAAGCTCAACTCATCTGTAATAACACTTGACGCAACGGTGGGTCCAAACAAAGCGTAATACTGAGGCAAGCCAGTAGCCGTCGGGATTGGGTACGCCGCTCTGATGTAGTTCACATCCTTGTTCAATAGATACTCATACGCACCTGTAGCATCAATTACCGCCATCGAAAAGACCGACATAAAATCTGTCGGGCAAGACAAGTACTTATTGTTTGTCGAAGTCACGCCCGTAACATTTCTGCGCAGTGGTGGAATCTGCACCGAGTTATAAATGCGCTCTTCCGCTTGCGTGATAAACGTATTGATCTGTTCAGTGCCAGTAGACGCAGTCGTGCCTGTACCTGCTACGTTCGTCCACGTATTCGACGGGAAGTCGTTTTGCAGGTAGTTCTTAACATCAAAGAACAGTTCGGTATACGTCATGATTAGCCCATCGGACCACGAGCTTTTAAGCCTTTAGTAGCCG